TTAATTTCCAACTTTTTCTAATTTATTCATCATATCTTTATCCATTTGCTCGGTGACGTGGCTATATATTTCTAATGTTGTTTTATGGTCTGTGTGACCTACACGCTCCATTATAGCTTTAAGAGATACACCTAATTGCGATAATAATGATATGTGACTGTGACGCATACTGTGACTTGTCACATGCTTTTTTATCCCTATATTTTGTGTAGCTATTTGTATATTTCTGTTTATTGATGTGAGAGGTAGAGGGTTACCTCTATGACTTGTAAATATAAAACCTCTATCAACATACATGTTTTCCCATTGTATCGCTCTCTTATTTTCCAACATAACCTTACGCAAAATATCACAACTTCTAGTAGTTAAAGATATAGTACGATATGATGATGCTGTTTTTGTAGTATCTTTGAAACCTATTTTGTTACCATCTTTTCGCCAGTGTATAGTGCCATCAATGAGAAGTTTCTTTTTTTCAAAGTCGATATTATCGGGTTGAATTGCTAAGAGTTCGCCAATACGCATGCCATTTAATGCTTGAAATTCAACTATGTAAGCAGTAAATAAGTATGATCTTTTCATATAACTAGCACGCTTTTTATTTGCTATGCGTTTTAATTGTTCAGCAATAGCCAGAATTTCAGCCATTTCTAAATAATTCTCACGTTTAGCTTTAATTTCTTCTCTTGTAGTCGCTTTTTTAGGCATAACAACATCATCTATGTATGATATATCAGTGATGTTATATTTCTTTTGAGTATATCGAAGTATATTTTTGATGATACTTAAATCGTCTTTAACTACTTTATGGCTTAGTCCATCTTTTAATGATGAGTTAATTAAATCTTGTATAACTTTAGCATTCATATTTTGAACAAGAATATCTTTGTCTATATTTCTTTTGATGTGAGCAACCTTATAGCTTTTAGTAGTAATAGTTGACTGTTTAGATCCAGATATTACCTTATAATGTTCAAACCACTCATCACATGCAGCATGGAAAGTTAGCGTTTTGAGTGTAGTAGGTGTCTTGTCATTTACCTTTGCCTCTATACGCTCATTTAAGCGTTTCTGAGCCTCTTTCTGTGACTGCTTACCATTTTTATTAAGTACCACGCTAACACGTCGCCATTTGTTTGTGAGAGGGTCTTTATACTTCTCATAATAGCGATATTTAGTTTCACCATGTTTATTAGTAAATTTCTCATGCCACATGTGAGTAGGCCTCCTTAACATATTATGAATTTTGTTTTCCCCTTTGTTTAATTATTCATCATCTTCTAGTAAGTTTGTTACATTAACTGTGATTTCTTTTGTTATAGGGTTGATACATACATCCTCTCCATAGCCTAATGATTTCACTTGAATAGTATCGTTTACTAATTTTAATGCTATTTCAACGTGTTGATAATCTTGCAAAATTAACAAAGTATCTTCATTTGTCACAACATCATGTGAGCCTTTTCCGTTAATAGTAACTTTCCAATCATTAAAGTACATTCTACATTTCTCCTTTAAATTAATTCATATTAAAGCGCCACTAGGGCGCTATTAATCGAAAGTTTGGTAGTTATAAATAACTTTCCCTATTACTTCGATTTCATCAATATGAGTCGTTGGGTACTTTAAGTCATTTATCAATGATTTTACATGTTCATCATTAAGCTTGTGTAAATCAAGTTTTTCCATCCCTCAATCTCCTTATTTATGTTGAAAAAGTAGAACACAATTAATCAATCAACCTTATTTCATCTTCATCGTAAGCATCAACCGAATGAGAAAGGTAAGCATGTGTTTTTAAAATTAATTTATTGGGATTAGTTTTAAATTCTAGTTCATGAATATTAAAATGGAAATGTTCAATTTCTTTGGTATTTTCACATATACTACGGTCTACGTGTAAAGTGAATGTTTGTAATTCATTATCTAAAATAGGAAATTGACTTCGTTCATCGGGATTATCATATCTTTCAATTAATGTAAGCTCAATCTGATTAATAGTTTGTTCAGATGCGCCGCTTTCTATGACCACGCTTCCGTCCAATATACCATTACTATGAACTTGTTGTGTTTTTAACACAGTGTTTATTTCTAATGATTCTATACCTATTGAAGTTAATAATTTTTCGAACATCTCAATTCCTCCTTTATTTATATTAAAGCACCACTAGAATGGTAAAATAATTAATCTGTGAAATGTTATTTTAGTTCTTTTTCAATTTTTTCACCCTTAGCTCTACCTTTATCATCCACTTCAGTTTTAGGATCTTTCCTTTTCTTTGTGCTATCTTCCACATCTTTAGTATCACATGCTCCTAAAATTAATGTGCTTGCGAAAATTAATGCTAAGAATTTTTTCATTATGCATCCCTCCTTTGTTTATATATTTATATTAAACCGCCACTAGGACGCTAAAAGATAAGTTTTATATTCCTAAATAATGCGAAGATAAGTAATGCACAAGGTAACCCATTAAGCAAAGCGTCCCAATTGCAATTAAAATAATAGATATAGTTCTACAGTTATTTTTATAATATAAACCTTCATTTTGAGCTAAAAAGAAACTAAATATATACAAAAAGGCACTTATTAAAAATATAATAATGATGAGTATTAACATAAAAGCCTCCTATATTTATATTAAAGCGTCACTAGGACGCTGTTAAATTAGATAAATAGATAATCATTCTAACTTTGATTCTTAACTTCTTCTGTGCTTGCAGTCTCTTCAGTGTTTTATTGTTCTAGCGTATTTGGTTCTTCGATAGATTCTTGAGTTTTTACGTTTTGTTTAGGTTGTTGATTACTTTCTTCTTTAACTGATGGTTCGTTATTAGAGCTTTCATTATTACTGTTTTCTTGCTCTTTAGGTTTGTTCATATTTGGATTGTATATTGGGCTATTCTTCTTCAACTCTTCAAGATTTTTCTGTTCTTCTTCGCTCATATCATTAAATTTATCAATGATTTCTCCTGTACTTCTATTAACTATTGCACACCAAGAAATAGGTGTACCTGCTGCATCTCTCGCAAAATATTCAACATAGAATTCATTTGCATTACTTCGTTGCATATTAGTTTTAAAATCGCCTACTTGTGCTTCAGTAGCTGATAAATCATTTATGTAATGGTCATGAACGATTTGTTCTGCATCTCTAGCAGTGATTTGATTTTGTTGCTGGCTATTTCTGTTGTTTTGATTCTGATTACTTCTGTTTTTATTGTTGCTATTTTCCTTATTCTCACTTTTCTCTGAATCATTATTTTTCAATTCGCCATTATCATGATGACCACATGCAGCTAGAACAAATAAACTACTTAATAAAAGTATAAGGAACTTTTTCATTTTATATGTAACTCCCTAATTTTATTATCCTTTATATTCATTTTTCTATGGTGTATTAGACATTGTTCGATAGAACCACCACCTTAATTGATATATTAATACTCAATAAGATTTTTATAATATATGTGAGTGTATATTTTATTTTTTAGTTATTTAATTCTTCATCAATTTTATTAGATAAGTATTTTAAGTCGTCAGATGGTAAATAAGTAATTTCTTCTAGTATTTCTTCTAAATCAGGAGCATCTTCTATACTGAATTCTATTAATAATTCTACATTATTATTTGTTAACTCGCTTTCATAAATATCATTCATATATTTTGTAATTTTACTTTTTAAGTCTTTGATTTGATTATAAGTTTTAAAGAACTCTTTAGAAAAACCATTCTTTAACAACTTTTCATATTCATCTTTTTTAATATTACAAGTAAATAACATGAAAATGTTTGCAGATTTTTCTTTTTTTATTTGGTTAACTACTACCATATCAGGTAGAGATTTAAATTCTATTTTTTTATCATTGAATTTATATGTAAGAGTAAACACATCCTCATCATATTCATCTGTTACTTCAAAACCTTTTGAATTTTCTTCTTCACTCTTTTTAGGATCATATTTGCCTTGTGAAATAGTGTTATGTCTAATGCTATAGTGTATTGTTTTAATGCTAATATTTAGCGGTGAATAAATTAATAAGTCTGATAAATCTATTTCAAAATAAGAGCATAATTCATCTATATTTTCATATTTTATATTTTTATTTTCATTTTTTAGTAAAGAAACAATTGTTGGTCTAGTAATGCCAGTTTCCTTAGATAGTTTTGATTGATTTACTCCGAACATATCCATATATTTTGATAACGTACATAAAATCATTAAATCACCTCTTCATTATTATTGCATGATTTGTATATATAAATCTATTAACAATAGAAAAAAATGTAAAAAGTATTTGCAAAAAAATAAAAAGAGTGTATTCTTAAACCAAGAAGTAAAAAACATTTACAAAAATAACGAAAATATAATAAAAAATGTAAATGAATATTACTTCTATGGAGGTGATAAATTATGCTGATAATTTGTAAGAATAGTGAAATAAAAAAAGCTATGTTTCTTAATGGTTACAATTTAACTACATTAGCTAAAGAAATAAATATTGGCGTCTCTTATTTAAGTGTAATTTTAAATAATAAGAAAAAACCAAGTTCTATATTAGCTAAAAAGATAGCAACTACTTTAAATGTGGAAGTAGAAGATATTTTTCAAATAGAAAAAGAGGAGGCTTAGAATATGCCACATACTAAATTACAAGATTTACCAACTAAACAGAATACTGCACTTGAAGAAAAGCAAATCGTATTCCCAGTTAAATACGCAAAGCCGAAACTAATCTGTGAAATATTCAATGTTAGTTACTCAACTTTCTACCGACTTTTAAAGTCTTATGAAGATGACAATTTAGGTATTGAAGATATGTATATTGACATTAGCAGCACACTAACACTTGTGAACGTAGAACAGTTTGAAAAGTATTTAAAAGCAAAACACAAAAAATATTTATAAATCAAAGGAGTTTTTAAAATGAAAACATTAAGTAAAGAACAAACTAAAAATATTATGTATCAATTATATGCAGATCGTATAGGCTCAAAAGAGAATTTAACTTTTGATGAAAGATTTAACAGAGATAGAGCAATAATCAAAGTACTTTTTGAACGTTGGGGCATGGAACCAGAAGAAAATGATAAATTAGCTGGTTCTTTAGCACTAATGTACAGACGTGTATTTAAAACATATGGAGATGCTAGAAATCTATTAGATGCTATGGATGGAGATATGCAAAATTTAGCAAAATTTTCTCGTGAAGATGATTTGAACGATTTATTTTTATTACAAAAAAGTATCAATGAATTAATCGAAAAAATTAAAGAGCAACATGAAGATTATATTATCTTTTATAAATAAGCAGGTGATGATAATGATGAAATTCCTAATTAAATTATTACTCATCTCATTAATCTCGTTCTTTAGTGGCTGGTTACTAGGAATACATGTAGCTTTCACTATTTACATGTTAGGTAGTGTGATTGCAGCATTAAATATTGAAGAAAATGGAGGAGTATTAAATGAACAATGATATTGAAGTAATAAAAAGTATATATGAAATTCTTGATAGTGCAGTGAATGATACACGCACAGAATATATTCACATAGTCGAAGAAGGAAAACAAAAATGGAAAGAAAAACTGAATCGTGAACAACAATTACAAATTATATGTGAGTTGGTTATGCAGCAAATAGAAAACAATTTTGAGTGGGAGGATTAATAAATGAATTTTGAACTGAATAATGTATTAAGTGATATAGAAGTTTTAAAAGAAAAAATTGATGACGTTGTGACTTCTTTTGTGTGGTTTAATGATGAGTATTTCACTCATGATCCTAGCTATATGTTAAATAAAAAAGATATTTTAGAACATGGTTGGAGATATCACGAACATAGAATAAAAAATTCACAAACAATTGATTTAATGCTGATGTATCAAAAAGATTTCGGTGAACTTATTGAAAGATTTAAAAGAATAGAAAAAACGTTACCTGATAACGATAGTTTGGCGACTAAATCAGATAACGCATAATATACAAAATTTATAAAACACAAGAGCAATAAGAAAATACTCCATTTGTATTATAACATCTTTGCTCTTGTTTTAATACATTGGAGGCATAAAATTGAGCGTAATTCAATTAGAAAATGATACTCAAGTGAGTGTGGTTTGGTATGGAAACGAAAAATCAACTTCATTCAAAAACTTCTCTCAACCTAAGTGGAGTGAATTGATTAGTCGTTTATCAATTCCACAAAATAATGGAAATAAGTACGCTAGAGGAACAGCAGTATATGGTGATGTTGCTGATGGTGTAGATGATAAAGGTAATGAATATCGAAAATATAGAAATGATGACAATGTACTTTATAGAGATGTACTTGTACTTGATTATGATGATGAAAAAGATTTAAGCATGCTACACAAGTCTATTAAAAGCGAATTAGAGGGTTTTGCATGGTTTTGGCATACAACATTCAGACACACAAATGAAAGTCCTAGAATGCGCTTGTATGTGCCACTGAGTGAGTGTATAAATGCAAATGAATATCGTGCATATGTAAGAACACTAGCACAAAAAATAGCATGCAAAATAGATGAAGGAAGTTATCAACCATCTAGGGCTATGGCGTTACCAGTTAGAAAAAATAATGAATGTCCGTTTGAATTTCAATATAATGACGCTGCAATTTTAGATAAATCAACACTTAAAAAGTGGGCTAAATTATTTGATATTTCTAGTAAAGAAAATTCTACTCGAAACTTCAAAAGACGCGATCCAAGTCATTGGCAAGAAAAAGCATTTGGCGTTAGTGAAGGTGGGCGTAATTCGTCACTAGCAAGCATTTTAGGACACTTATTTAATCGTAGAGTAAATGAACATATTATTTATGCCTTTGCTCAGATGTGGGGACAATCATGCACACCACCAATGAATGATCGTGAGATAAACGCTACTTTTTATTCAATTATGAAAAAACACTATAACAACTAGAGAGGAGTTTTCTATGAACTTTACTAATGATGAAATTATGAATGAAATCAATGAAAATTTAAACAAAAGGTTATACACACCTGATTTTATTCCAGATGGTTACAAAGTGAAACCTAATAGTTATGGTGCAGCACTTTATCAAATTATTCCAAGTAGAAAAGATGGTGAACCAGATAAAGAAAGATTTATCACTACTACTATTCCAGAAATCAATACTAGATATGAAAATATTGAAAATGGTGAAGTGAGTTATAACATGCACTTTTTTGATAATAGAACACCAGTAAATTTAAATGTTACTGCCGAAGAAATCACAGATAATAGACAACTCCTCAAACTAGCAAATAGGAAACTAGATGTAACTTCAAATACTTCATCAAAATTAGTTGATTATATTAATCAATCTAAGAGATATAATCCACCTATCAATATAAAGGTAGCAACTCGATTAGGACATGTAAAAGATTACTTCATTTATCCTTACAAAGATGAAATGGAACATAAAAATATCAAGTTTTTTAATAACGATAAAGGCTTTCAAAAACTAGTAAATTCATTTAAATCTAAAGGGACAATCGAAGATTATTCGAAAAAAGTATTTATAAAAATTAAAGATTTACCTATGGTTATGGTGATGTTATATGCCTCACTAGGTTCGGTATTACTTTATGAATTTGATATTATGCCATTTATTGTTGAACTTGCTGGAAGTACTTCGACAGGTAAAACATTCACTTTAAATTTAGTGGCTAGTGTGTGGGGGACTACTGACCTTACAACTACATGGAGTTCTACTAGAAACAGCATTGAGGCTATGGCTGCATTTTTGAACTCTTTTCCAATGTTTAAAGATGATACACGTAATATATCACCTAATTTTATAGCTAATGCAGTCTACAACTATTCAAGTGGAGAAAGTAAAAGTCGAAGTAATAAGAATTTAACTATTGATGAAAAGAGAGAATGGAAAAATATCATGCTTTCTACTGGTGAGGCCTCAATTACGAATATGGCAGAAGATAAAGCAGGGGTATCGGCTCGTGTCGTTACTTTAGAAGAACAACCTTATCCAGATAATTATGATTTCATCTCATTAGATCATGAATTTAGAGAGAATTACGGAACTCTAGGAATTGAATTTATTAAACAATATCAATCAAAAAAAGATGAATACAAAGAAAGTTTTGAAAGCTATTTAAGATACTTTAATGAAAAAGGTATCAATGGAGTAATGCAACGTATTGGGAAGTGCTTTGCCTTATTACAGCTTACTAGTGAAATTCTTAATGATATTGATGGGTTTGAACATGACTACTATAAGATTATTAACCAAGCATATGAAAACATGTTGAAGAATAATAAAACGATAGATAAACCTAAACAAATGCTTGAGGATATGCTGCAATATTTAGACGCTAATCGAAATAACATCACTGGTGATGGATATAGTCCGGTTAAAAATGGTGAAGTTAAAGCAATATATAAAATGGGTTACTTATGTATTTTAGGCGATACAGTCAAAGATATATTAGGTCATGAAATGCAAACTATAACAAAACAATGGGACAAAAAAGTTATTTAGTTAAGAAAGAAAAAGATCGTTTACAAATACAAGTTAGACATGAGACTAAAAAACATAGAGGTTTTGCTATTAAAGATGAAGTCATAAAAGAAATGGGATTTGATTTCTCAAATTCTCACAATCCACATTCAGAATTTTAAAAAGTACCACATGTACCCGTTGAGTACCCACTTAGAAATAGAAAACGGGTACTCGATAAACATTGTAATATCAAGGTTTGAAAAAGATAGTACCCGAAGTACCCACTAATTAATAATAGTGTATATAATTTTAAGAAATTTAGATTTTATAACTAATTAATACTCACTATTTAAATGTACATGATAAAAGTATTTTAACGGGTACAACGGGTACTAATAACCTTAAATCCTTGTCTATCAACGATTTCAAGAGTACCCACTCAATAATTAATGACGGGTACGCATTGGGTACTAGTACCACATTTAATAAACATGGAGGTTAAGTATGCCAACAATTACAGAAATTGGACACCATCAATTTAAGATGTTTATAAATAATAATAAATTTCAGCAGCATGTGAAGAAGGAACAAGAAAACATGGCTAAAGGTTTGATTATTAGTCTTTTGACTAATTCTACTAAAACTCACAAAATCTTTATTCAAGAAGTAATTTTGTTAAACAAGAAATATTATCTCTATTGTTTTGGTGGAGATATATCATTGATTACTAAAGATTTCAAAGCACTCATAAAGTTTAATATTAGAAAGCCTAATCCGTTACTTAAACAATATTTTAATAGTGATTGGATTATTGAAATAGATAATTTAAATTCGCTTAAAAAAGGAAATGGCAAAATGCTATTAAAAGATATATTGGCAATTTCTACAAAACTAAATCTTGAGGCTTGCTTATGGACTGAAAGCGAAAAAAATACTGAATATTTTAGAAAATATAAATTTGAAAGTATCGGCAAAGTGGGAAAAGATAACGAAAATTTGATGATTAGAAGAAAGGAACGTGCATAGTATGAACGTTGAAATTATATCAAATGAATTTGAAACTAGAGCAGCAACATTATTAAGATATTTTACTGGTTTATGTGAAAGCAGTTATAAATTACCTTTTGCATTTAAGATATACAATGATCCATTTAATACTGTGTATCTAATAAGTAAAGGTAAAATGTATGCTCATGTATTGATAAAAGATTGTGAAGTGAGAAAAACTTTTGAGATTGCCTCAGAAAAGCATACTGAGAAACTAATAGAGAGCATTGAGGGGTATTATGCTGGTTATGAATTACATGATGGTACACATGACACTATAAGCGATATGATGGCTAGTTTCATGTTTGATAATGAGTATTTCATGTATGGCCTAGAAACATTTGCAGAAAGTAATAATACGGATATGTTTGAGTATATGGAAAAAGATTTTGGTGTTGATGAACTTGAGGGCGTTCAAACTAGTAATGCAGATGTTATAGGTAATATGGAGACGTTGTATCAGTTAGCTACTGGTATTAATGAACCATCACCAGAATTAGTTGAGGGCTTGAAAATTATTACTGAATTTATTCAGAATGAAAAGGCTAATGAAGATGATAGTAAAGTATTAATTGAACGATTAAATGAGTTGAAACACTCTTATTACAATAAAGTGAAAGCATAAATTTATCGGTCATGCACTTAGTAGGTGCATGGCTTTTTTATATGTAAATCGTAATTGTTAAGATTTGTTAATGATTTTAGATTGAGTTTAGGTAAAATACGAACTTTTGTTCTGTAAAAGAATATGTATGAAAGTATATTAAATGTGCTATAAACACTTTTATATCAGTGTTAAATAGAATGTTAAGAAGTTATATAAAATTACTTAAATACGAACGTAAGTTTGTTATTTAAGTGTAAATTTAGTATAATTAAGGTATAAAGTAATTGAATAAGTGAGGTGGAACAGATGCAAAAAATGATAGAAAAAGAAAAGACGTACAACTTACCCGATGAACACCGCCAAGTACTCAATGTGATAAGAAATACGTCTAAGAAATATATTACTAAAACAAATATTTTAAATCAATTAGGTATGACAGTTAATCGTACAAACGAAAGATGGTTGCGTTTAACTATCAATAGTTTAATACTGAACTATCATTACCCAATCGGATATAACTACAGTAAGACACACAGAGGCTATTACATGATTGAGAATGAGCTTGATAGACGTAATGCTATCAATAGTATTCAACGTCAAATAGAGGGTAGCCAAGCACGTATTGATGCTATTGAAGAAATGGAAATCTAAAAAGGGTGTAGTAATTTGGAATTAGTACAAAGATTTGCAGTTAAGAACCTAAAGACAAAATATAATGCTACATACCTAAAGCAAGCATTTGATGAGTGGGAACAACGAATAGAAGATATGTACGCACTGCACTATCCGAGAATGTTTATTGATCCATACACTATGCAGTTGTCCTATGAGTCGAATCACATAGAAGATTTAGCATTATCTATTATTGAAGAACGAGATAAGCTGCACAAATATAAACATCATTCAAAGAATGATTTAAAACAATTTCATAAATTATTATCTCAATATTCTGATGATGAACAACGACAAATTAAAAGGTATCAAAAAGATAGTATTTTGATTGATGATGAATTATTAAATCGAATTAGTAATGACATTTTGCAATTAGTGAATTCAACTAAAGATAACAAACGTCAATCCATGCAAGAAGAAATCAAATTAGAAAAAGAAAAGCGTAAGATAGACGGTAAAGCTCGTAAGCAACGTATTAAAGAGCGCTTGAAACGAGAAAGACAACAAAAACAATTAAATTAGTATAAGGAGAATGTGTAAATGAAAACAGAAGCATATTTTGATGAATATAACGAATATGTCACAGGTCAAAGAGAGAATATCAATAAACTTGAAAATGAGCGTCAGGAACTTACTCAACGAATTAAAGAAGATAAAGCAAAATATAAAGAATTAATTGCTAACTCACAAGATGATGAGGCTGATGCACTATATACTACCTTTGATAATAATGAGAAGAAACTGAAAGCCTTAGAAAAACGCTTATCTACTAAAAAAGAAGTCTTTGATGAAGCTAGACGTAAAAAGGCGATTGAACTTATTAAGCATCAAGCAGATTTACCTCACTTGTACAAAAAGGACAAAGAACGTATATTAGCAAAATTCGGACCAATCATTGAACAATATAACAAAGTAGTAGATGAAATCGCAGCATTAAATGACGAATACGAATATGAGTTTTACAGATTCGTTGGGCCTTACGACAAAGAAAACTTTGAAAAGGATAAAGAAGTAAGAGCAGAAATTAGAAACTATTTCAGCCCTAATAAATATTCAAATTATGTGGGTGGAGATGAACTGCCTTTCATTGATATAAGAAATAAAATGCAATTAAGAGGTGCTAAATAATGGCCAGAAAATATAATTTAGATAAAGTATCAAATCATATTATGTTAAAAACAAATTTATCAGTGAAAGATCGTGATGAATTATTGGATGTCGTTGAGGCTCAAATTTCTCAAAATATTCAACAGCAACAAAAAGATGAACTAACTCAACAGTCACAAAGGGATAAAAGTCTTAAGAAAATGGCCGAAGAAAATCGCATAGTTAAACGATAAATATCTTGCCTATCCTTAGTGGTAGGCTCATTTTATTTGTGAGGTGCATACATGAACCTTAAAAGAGTAAACTACTCACTATCCTATTATGAAAATAAAATATCTGAATATACTTTGCTAACAGAATATAACCCAAAGTTTATCAATACCAAGATTAAAGCCATTACTACACAAATAGAGATAATGAATGAAATTGCAAAGATATTCAATTTAAGTAGAGAAAGAATACGTCAACTATTGAATGGTTTATTAGATAAATTATAGGAGGGATAATATGAGTGATTTAAACCCTAGACAAGAAAAGTTTATATCTGAGTACCTAAAGACGCTAAATGTAACCCAAAGTGCAATTAAGGCCGGTTATAGTCCTCATACTGCAACTGTACAAGGTAGTAGGTTGCTTAAGAATGAAAAAGTGGCTAAGTACATTGATGAGCAACGTAAGAAAGTAATTGATGAAGGTGTACTATCTGCTAACGAACTACTTCATATTCTAAGTAATGCAGCAGTAGGTGATGAGAGTGAAATACGTGAGGTTGTTGTTAAACGTGGTGAGTTTCAACGCAACCCAGATACTGACAGAATGAACCTCGTGTATAATGAGCATGTAGAAATGGTGGAAGTACCTATTAAGCTTAGTGACCGTTTACGTGCTAGAGATATGTTAGGTAAGTATCATAAGTTATTTACTGATAAGAAAGAGTTAGCTACTGACACACCAATTTTCATTAATATAGGTGAATGGCCAGAAGATGAGGAAGAAGAAAAACGGAAAGCATTAGATGAAATACATGAACAACACCCTAATAGAACAATGATTATTAATGATATTCCAGATGAGGACTGATAACCATGTGTTCTAAGATAGAACAGATTAATGTAAATAATATGTTCAACAGGGCTATGAGCATTAGAGAAAATACTGTTATTACTTATACTAATCTAATGACGGATAAGGAAATAAAGATATGGAACTCACTAAATTCAGCAGAGCGAGTAGGCATTATACTATCCTTTAATTTAATGCTAGTGAAGAATGATGTAGACAGAAGAATAGTGCCATCTATAAAGTTAGATGATGAAAGGATATTTATAAATAATAATTAA